CAGAGCAGTATATTATTCGTGATATTAATTTTAATTTTAAAGAACTAGTTGCTACAACCCCACACCAGACTAATGGTAATATTACAAGTGGTGGCGAAGGTTATTTAACAGGTGGCGTCCGTGGAATGACAGGACAGTATCCATCGCAAGCAGGTTCAAGATATTCAACCGAAACAGGCGAGCTTGCCGTTGATGCAGAACACATAGTACACCTAAGTTTATCAGAAGGATTAGATAACAATTATCCATTTGGTAACTCACTACTTGAAAGTATTTTTAAAGTTTACAAACAAAAAGAATTGCTTGAAGATGCGATTATTATCTATCGTGTTCAGAGAGCTCCAGAAAGAAGAGTATTCTACGTTGATGTGGGTAACATGCCATCGCACCTAGCGATGCAATTTGTAGAACGTGTTAAAACGGAAATACATCAAAGACGAATCCCATCAGCAACAGGCGGAGGACAAAATGTCATAGACAGTAGTTACAATCCGTTGTCAATCAACGAAGATTACTTCTTCCCACAAACAGCAGAAGGTAGAGGATCAAAGGTTGAAACACTGCCAGGCGGTACTAACCTAGGAGAAATTGATGACCTTAGATACTTTACTAATAAACTCGTTCGTGGTCTCCGCATACCAAGTTCATACTTACCTACTGGCGCAGACGATGCTACAGCATCTTATAACGACGGTAGAGTTGGGACAGCATTCATTCAAGAATTACGCTTTAACAAATACTGCGAACGTTTACAAGGTTTAATTGTAGAAGAATTTGACAAAGAATTTAAACGATACGTTTTAGAAAAAGGAATTAACATTGATACTTCAATGTTTGATCTAAAATTTGAAGCACCACAAAACTTTGCTGCTTACAGACAGAGCGAACTAGATAACGCTCGTGTTCCAACATTTACACAAATGAGTGCTATTCCATATGTGTCTAACCGCTTTGCATTAGAACGCTTCTTGGGTTTATCTAAAGAAGAGATTGCTGAAAACGAACGTCTGTGGCGTGAGGAAAATGATGAAAACTTACAATTAGGTGACACTGACTCTTCAGGCGAAATGCGTTCAGTAGGAATTAGCAGTGCAGGTATATCTGCAGATATTGAAGGGGCTGAAGATATTCTTAACACAGAACCAGCACCAACTGAAGGCGGCGAAGCAGCACCACCGGAAACCGCTACAGGATCAGAGCCAGGAGCGGCACCACCGGCAGGCGCCCAAACGATATAAATACTATTATGATATTACGTGAATTATTTTATTTCGACAAAAATACTTTAGAGCCTACAGAAGATGATAGGTACGATCCTCAGTATGACGACTCTATTGTTAATTCTGACGACACACGTAAAACACGCTTAACATTACGCCAGATCAACCGCGCAAGAAAAGCCAGTGAACTACATAAAAAAGAACAAGATAAAGATTTAGATTTTGTTAAACAAATGTACGGATTGGCGGCTCAACAAGCGGCTGGCGCTTAATGGAAAAAATAGATAAAACTCAATATACAAAAGAAGAATACAGAAGGCTAAAACAAGAAAAACGTTTAGCCAAAGCGGGTCTATCTGAGTCTAAAACACCTAGAAATATACAAAGCGATACAGTATTTGTTATAGGCAATGGTACTAGTAGAACAGGCATAGATTTATCGATTTTACAAAAATACGGCGCAATATATGCTTGTAATGCTGTTTATAGAGAATTTGATCCTGACTATCTAGTAGCAGTAGATGTAAAAATGATACTTGAAATTAACAGAGCAAAGTATCAATACAAAAACCCTAACGTATGGACAAATAAGAATAGAGCATACGAATCAATGCATAGATTAAACTTCTTTGAAAAAAGTAAAGGATGGAGTAGCGGACCTACTGCTCTATGGCTTGCAAGTTCACATAAACCTAAAACAGTTTATATTTTAGGATTTGATTTTAAAGGATTAGGAGGCAACGGAAAGATGTTAAACAACATATATGCTGACACTCCTAACTACAAAAGAAGTTCTGATAGTGCTACATATCACGGTAACTGGTTACGACAAACAGAGACAGTTATTAAAGAAAACCCGCATATAAACTACATTAGAGTTATGTTACCAGATAATTTTGATCCTGACGAGCTAAATAAATTTAACAACTACTCAACGGTTTATGTTAGTAAATTTATAGAAAATTTCGCATAAACTATGGTCTCATACCAAAATAGTCTCATTTTGGCCTATATCTACGCATATTTTGATTAATGTACTAAATAATAATGACAGCCTTACCATAGGTAATTAATTTATAGGAGACCGTAATGGCAAATCAAGACAAATTTGAAAAAATGCTAGAGTGCCTTATCAATGAAGATAAAGAAGGTGCTGAAGAGCTATTCCACGAAATTGTGGTTGAAAAATCACGTGATATTTACGCATCTATTTTAGAATCAGAAGTTGAAGATGAAGACATCGATGAAGCAAATGATGAAGAAGTAGATGAGTCTGATGACGACGAAGAAGTTGATGAATCTTCAGATGATGAAGAAGTTGACGAGTCAGACGACGACGATCTAGACGAAGACTTTAATCTAGACGAGTTTGAAGTTGAAGCAGACCCAATGGATGACATGGGCGGTGATGCAACTGACGACATGATGGGCGATATTGAAGCCGGCGCTGATGACGAAATGGGCATGGGCGACGAAGAAGGTGAAGAAGGCGATGTTGAAGATCGTGTTGCTGATCTAGAAGATGCTTTAGACGACCTAAAAGCAGAGTTTGAAAAACTCATGGCCGGCGAAGAAGGCGACGACATGGACGACATGGGCGGCGATGACGACGAAGGCGATGAAGAAGAAGGCGGCGAAGAAGAGGAAGAAGAGTCATACGAATTTGGCGAATCAGACGATGAAGAAGTTGAAGAGTCTGATGATGACGAAGAAGTTGATGAATCAGACAAATCTGCTGCTGAACAGATGCGCGAGTACGTAGAAAAAGTATCTGCAACAATGGGAGACAACGGTGCAAATACTAAGTCTGCTGTAGCAGGTAAAAATGATATGGGCGGAACTGCATCTAACTTGGTACAAGGTGCTGATGAGAAGGGTGGCAAGGCTGCTGCTCCTAAAGAAGACAATGCTGGTAACGTAAACGTTCCTGGTGCAAAGGCTTCTAAATCTTTAGCAAAGAATACCAAAGGCCACGGAGCAGAGAAAAAAGGCTCAGGCGAAACTGGAACCAACGGCACTAAAAGTGTTATTGGTCAATAAGGAAGTTTGAATGAGAAACTTACGAGAGCATCTGACATACGATCAAGCAAGTATTGTGCTTGAAAACGCCAACGACGGCAAGGATCTTTTTATGAAAGGTATTTGCATTCAAGGCGGAGTACGCAACGCTAACCAGCGAGTGTATCCTGTAAATGAAATTGGCAGGGCTGTCAAGACTCTCAACGATCAGATTAGCGGAGGTTACAGTGTTCTCGGCGAAGTTGATCACCCAGACGGACTTAATATTAACTTAGACCGTGTAAGTCATATGATCACAGAAATGTGGATGGATGGTCCAAACGGTTATGGCAAGTTAAAGATTTTACCAACCCCAATGGGAAACCTAGTTAAAACAATGCTAGAAAGCGGAGTTAAACTAGGTGTCTCATCTAGGGGCTCTGGAAATGTTAGCGAAGACGGAAACAATGAAGTTTCTGACTTTGAAATTATTACGGTAGACGTTGTAGCACAACCTAGTGCTCCTGGCGCATACCCAACAGCAATTTATGAACACCTTATGAATGCAAGAGGTGGCTACAAGGCATATGAATTAGCACAGGCAACAAAAGAAGATCCTAAGGCACAGAAGTATTTAAAAGAATCTCTGATTAATATAATCAGTAGACTCCAATAATAAGGAGAAAAACATATGTTGGATGCACTTAAAACACTCTTTGAAAATGATGTAGTTTCTGAAGAAGTGCGCCGCGAAATTGAGGAAGCATGGGAAGCAAAAGTTAAGTCTAACAAGACTGAAGCAGTTGCTGAACTACGTGAAGAATTTGCTCAGAAATATGAGCATGACAAAGCAACAATGGTTGAAGCCATTGATGCGTTAGTTTCTGAAAGACTAGCAGCAGAACTTGAAGAGTTTGCAGATGATCGTAAATCACTAGCAGAAGCGAAGGCTCGCTATGCTGTTGCAATGCGTGAAAATGCAGACGTAATGAAAAGATTCGTTGCTGAAAGTCTTGCTAAAGAAGTTAAAGAACTTCACGAAGACCAGAAAGGCATTGCTGCAAACTTTGCCAAACTTGAAGAATTCGTGGTAGAATCACTTGCTAAAGAACTTGCAGAGTTCTACGAAGATAAGAAGGACTTAGCAGCAACTAAAGTTAAATTAGTTAAAGAGGCTAAGCAGAACTTGGCTAAAGTTAAAAAAGACTTTATCCAACGAAGTGCAAATCTAGTATCTGAAACAGTTGGTAAATCACTTAAGAGTGAAATTACACAACTTAAAGACGATATCGAAGTTGCACGACAAAATGATTTCGGACGTAAGATGTTTGAGGCATTTGCTAATGAATATGCTAACAGTTACCTAAATGAAAATTCAGAAACTGCTAAATTAATGCAAGTTCTTGCAGCAAAAGACAAACAACTAGCAGAAGCAAAAGCATTTGCTGCTAAAGCAAAAGCAGTTGCAGAAGCAGAGCGTACAGAAAAAGTTAAAATTGTTGAAAGTCATAAAAGACACGACACAATCAATAGTTTGGTTGCTCCATTAAGTAAGCAACAACAAATTATTATGAAGGATTTACTGGAATCTGTTCAAACTGATAGACTACAATCACAGTTTAACAAATATTTGCCAACTGTAATAGACGGCGAAGCACCAGCGAAGCAAAAGAAGGCAATCAATGAAGGCAAGGAAGTAACAGGCAATAGAAATGAAGAAAAAACTACTAGTAACACAGCGAGCAATGAATCAAATGTTTTTGATATCAAAAGACTTGCTGGATTAAATTAAGGAGATTAATATGTCAGAACTACTAGAAAGTCGCTGGCAGGAAACCAAAGGTGCCCTACTTGAAGGCCTTCAAGGCACAAAGAAAAGCGTTATGGCTGCTACTTTAGAAAATACTCGCAAGTATTTGTCTGAGAGCGCAAGCGCAGGTGCTACTTCCGCCGGTAATGTTGCGACTCTTAACAGAGTCATCCTCCCAGTTATTAGACGTGTGATGCCAACCGTTATTGCTAACGAGTTAGTTGGTGTACAGCCTATGACAGGACCAGTGGGTCAAATCCACACTCTACGTGTTCGTTATTCAGATACTAACGACAACGTAACAGCAGGTGAAGAGGCTCTAAGCCCATTCAAGATTGCTACAGCATATTCTGGTACTGGTACAGATCCAGCAGGTAAAGCAGATTCAACTGCTTCGCTTGAAGGTTCCGCCGGTCGCAGAATGTCAATTCAGGTCATGAAACAAACTGTTGAAGCCAAGACTCGTAAGTTATCAGCTCGCTGGACTTTTGAGGCTGCTCAAGACGCACAGTCACAGCACGGCATCGACGTTGAAGCAGAAATCATGGCTGCATTGGCACAAGAAATTACTGCTGAAATCGACCAAGAAATCCTAAACA